ATTATGTTAAATAGAATACCAGTTAGGATTATAACAGCGTGAATTTGTTTTATAGTTGGAATTCTATGTTTATTTCTGTCCATTTTAATAATTCTTGAAGCATCATCTGAAGTACAAAATGAATTTATAGAAACTGAAGATCCAAAAATAACAGAACAAATCTCTTCTGTAAATTTACAATTTATGGCATGCAATACAGAAGATGTAGATTGAAAAATTCCTTGACACATACCATAAGGTAAAACAACTGAGAATTTATTACTATAAATATCAGCACCATGTTTATTAAAAAATTTTTTTAAAGTTTCTGAACCATGATCTTCCCTTAATCCTTCTCTTGTTATAGATGTTGTTCTAGAACCTTTTTTATTATATTTGACAAATAGTTTCAATAGACTTTCAGGAAATTTAGCTTGTTTTTGTAAGACTTTATCAGCTACAAAATAAACCATTCTTAATAAACCTCTTTCTTTGTAAAGTATTCCGTAAAACATTGCTGAAAAAACATTTAACATATGATTTGGACCCCATCTCTTTTGATCAGAATTATCATAACATAAAACTTCTCCTGTTTTCTTAACAGTTTCAACAGCTGATCTAACTGCTGTTTCAAATTCATAATCTTTATCTTTATTTTCTAACAGATCAACATCCCTAACAAGTTGGCTTAATTCTCTTGCTATTGTTTCAACAAATAGAGCTCCTAATCTAAAGACAGCATTTAAAACAGATATTTCTCTATTCCCTATTTGATCTTTTTGAACTATCCTATAAATATACTCTATAGTTTCATCAGCTAATTGGTTGCAAACAAAGCTAAAAATTGATGAATCTCCTCCTGTTTTCTCAATTTTATCCATAAAAACTGAATGTAGCCATGAATTATTATTTAGTTTTTCTGCATCTTGATCATATTGTCTAAATAACTCTTCTAATATAGCTGATGCTGCTCTACAACCTTGAGGCTTATCTGTAGGTTTACCATGTTCCATTGCTCCTCTTAATGTACATGCTTCAATAGGTGATCTTCCAAGAGATTTATATATTTCTTTAACATTACTCTCATTTGTTTTAACATACTCATTAGAACAAGCTATAACAACAGCACAAGATGATCTAAATCTTCCAGGTCCAGCATTAATAAGATCTTGTACAAAGCTACATTCATTCTTTACAAATTCATCAGATAGAAGA